CCTAAGCCACTTGCCTCGGAGTAGGAGGGTCGGTAGTCTTCGTTCACCGAGGCTAAAGTTGCCTCATCAAACGAACACCGCCCCTTTTGCCCCCCAAGGAGAGTCCCATGGCCGACGCACTTGAGTTTTTCAACCTGCGTGATGCATACAACCAGACGGTGCAGCCCATCGGGAAGCGCGTATACGCTTCGTCCGCCAATATGCACCAGCTCGCGCAGTTCCTGTTCTTCGCGCCCATCACGGACGCAAGCGGAGTGCTGGACTACCGCCGCCGTGCCCACAAGGACAAGATCAACATCCCGTACGCCATTCCTGGTGCCGCCATCGGTCGCGCTCCCGATCCCCGGATCGTGCAGACGCAGAGCCGCCTGAAGCAGATCGTGGCTCAGCCTGCGATTGCGTCGCACATCCAGTCCGCGTACGCGAACGCGCCGTACTACACCAGCAACCCCATGTCGCCGTCTCCGCAGCCCAAAGATCCGCTGTGGACCCGCGCCGAGATGATTATGCAGGACATGGCGCGCACCGCTTGGGCGACTGCCATCACCGGCAAGTGGCTCGACGTGGCGATGATCAAGCCAGGCGGCTCGCTGACTGCCGCTGACATTCCGGCCATCTCGGTCGGACACAGCATCGACAACACCCGTGGCACTGGCTTCCTCCGGTTCACGAAAGCCAACAGCACGCTGACCTTTAAGGCCCCCGGTGACAACCTTTACGGCCCCGAAGTCGTGGTCGCTGCGAACAATACGTACACCTTGTACTGCGGTTCCAGCGCGGGCTACGTGACCGTCACCACCGCAGCGCTGCCAGCTTCGGACGGCCTGTGTGAGATCGAGTTCAGCAGCACCGGCAACAACCCGGACGGGCTTATCAGCCTGATGGAACCGGACCAGATCACGTCGCTGCCGACGCCGACCGCCATCTCGCCGAAGTACCTCGACGAGCTCCGCAACAAGCTGTTCCCGGCATACCGCGACAGCATGTGGACAGTGTACATCATGCACCCGTCCGACTTGAACGCACTGAAAGAGGTCGCTCGGTCGTTTGGTGGCAGCACCATTGACCACGAGGACTTCGGCAACGCCCTTGCCCCGGTGCCGCAAGACATCCTGCCAATGGCCAAGCGCAAGCTCCCCGTGTACGACGGGCATGCGATTATCGTCGACGACACCGTGCCCATCAAGATGATGGACGGCAAGCCGACCCGCCCGGTGCTGTGCGTCTGTCTCGATCCCCGCACGCCCGAGAGCGATGGCATCGACTTCGGCGCGTTCATCGGCGTCGTGCGCGGTATGCCGACCGGAAAAGTCTTCCAACAATATGGCTTTGGCTGGTACATCGAGCAGCTTGGAGTGGCGCACGACGCGACGCTCTACCAGATGCGCGTGTGTCTCGACCATAGCTGGGCGCTCGGCTCCTCTGGAGCTGCCGCGATGATGGAAGGCTTCTACAACCCGCTGTACTAGCCTCGAAGCGATTTGGTGGCCTATGCTCTCGGCATGGACCTACATCAAATCGCTGGCCTCCTCACAAAAGTTCCTCCGAATCGCAATCCTCTAAACCTCACCCGTCCGGCTCGCGTGCGTTTGCTTCGGCCTACGCATGTCAGCGGATGGGTGCGCCCAAATGTCCACATTGACGGCAACCCGTTGCGGCTTTCTTGCATCATGGAGCAGCTCTGGGCAGAGCAGTATCTTTCTGGTCCGCTGCCAAAGCTGTACGAGCTGGTGCCCTGCGACAAGCTAGGCATGCCGCTTGATGCCAAGCTGCGGTCGGAATATTTGGCCTGGCTGAAGTCGCAATACTCGTACGACTTTGGCACCCACTTCGATGCACCGCCGGTTGCCCCAGATGTCATCAATGCGCAGCCGGAAGCGCACAGCACCCCGCCGGAAGAGACTCAGCCAGTGACGGTGGATGACAAAGCAGCCACAGTCGACCAGGCAGTGACTGCACCGACGACGGCCGTAGTGGACCAAGCCAGCGCTGTCGATCCGTCAGCGAGTCCAGCTAAGGCGGTTCGCACGTCGCGGAGGGCCGACAGATGAGCTTTAAGATGGAGCTCGACACACGCGGGCTCGATGGTCTGTACGCCGTGGTGCAGTCTAAGCTGCAAGACGTACTGAAGCGCGGTGTCGACAGCTTGATGTCTGAGGCAGCCGAACGCGCTCGCGGTGCGTCATTCACTGACCGCAGCGGAGACACGCGACGATCCATCGAAGGCGGCATTCTAACCGCTGAGACGACCGACACGCAGATCACCGGCTACGTCAAGGCCGGGGGAGCTGCTCGCTTCATCGATGGCGGCACCGTGCCGCACCCGATCGAAGCGAAGTCGGCTCGCGGTCCGCGTGGTCGATTGCGGTTTGAAACACAGGCCGGCGGAGTGGTGTTTGCCAAGAAGGTCAACCACCCCGGCACAAAGCCGAACCCCTTTATCACCACCGCTATGAGCCAGATCGAATTTCAGGTGCGCATGACTCAGGTGTTCTCGCTGGCCATGCGTCAATTCATCGAGGAGACAAACCGTGGGTGACATTCCCTGCACCGAGGACAATCTTCGGGTCAAGTACGCGAGCTGCTACAACCTCGTGCCGACGTGGCGCAAAAGCCAGGCCGCGTCACTCGCTGCTGAAGGCAAGACGGTCTACGACATCTTTTTCGACGAGGCGGAACTACTGGTCGTTGTCGACTTGAAGAAGTTCGCCAAGCCGCTGCGCGTGTCCGACTTTGCGAACACCACGCCGCTCACGCAACTGAAGGCGTTCAAAACGCTAGAGCTGCTGTTTCGTCAGAACACACAGCAAGAGGGCGACAAGTGGGATCGGCAGGCCATGTACTACGGGTCGCAGTACGAACAGATGCTGCGCACCATGCCCGTTGAAACCTACGACGGTGCGAACTACACGCCTACCGGCGGTCTTACGAGGACGTCGTGAGCAGGCCGCCGATATCGCCGCCGACCGAACCACGGTCGCTGCTCGCGCCCGGCAGCCAGATCTACGACTGGCAGATCGTGGCATGGACCGCGATCATTGTTCGGCACCTGGGAGGCGGATACGTGCCCCCGCGATTTCCAGCGCTATGCGAGAGCTGGCTGGAAAACTTCCGCGTCACTTTCGCGAACCCTGAGACGCGACCCATCGAGACGGTGTTCAACGCCAACCCGTTCGGCGGCTCGGGCGCGCTGCTCGACGTCGTGAAGGAAGGCGACGTGTCGTGGCCGCTGTTTGCGATATGGCGCGACCGCACAAACAGCAAGCGATACACGGCCAGCGTCGACCGACGTCGCACCATGGTCAAATGGCTGTGGATGCTGCCGGGGCAGTCCGAAACCGAACGGCTGTGGCCGCTGCTCGGTGAGTTTGACGAGCAGATGCGGCGCGTGATTTCAGAGGTGCAGCGCTGCCCCGAGGACCGCAACCTGCTGCGAGCAGCGCGGATCGGAGACTACGCGAGGGCCTATCAGACCTACCAGTCAGAGGAAGGGTATCGTGGACCAAACGGTCAAACGATATTCCCGACGCTCACCGGCTCGTTTGAGTACGACAGCTATTGGTCAAACTCCGAAGCGGGTTGGGGGCTACTGCTCGACGCCTTCAACGGCGCGTACTTTGACTACCTACTGCGGGGCAAGACCGAATCCGGTAGCCTCGTAGACACGAGGCTGACGCCTCCGTTAGAGTCAGTCGCGACATCCCATCACCCCGCAAGGAGCGAGTTCCCATGAGTCTCAAGGTCAAGGCCGTCCCAGGCCGCATGGTCCTAAAGGTCGGCGCACCGGGTCGACACTTCATTGGCTACCGCGAGTGCAATCGCGGTGCCGACGGCAACTATCTGCCGGATGAGCAAGTGCATCACACCGTCACCGGGGCACCCGGCATCACCAAAGTCTCGACCGACACGGCGGGCCGCGTGACGGCCATGGAGCAAACCTCCGACCTGTTCTTGGCGGGCCGCGAAATTCGCCTGACCCGGTACGACCTCGACGGAACCGAGATTGTCGAGGAAGTGCCAGACGAGAGTTTCTACCGCATGCAGATTGCCGAGGGCGGTCTGGTGCTCGCTGACGAATCGAAGGAGAAGTAGAGATGGCCATCAGTCCAAGCAACCGATATCCACGGGTCTTTATGTCCGTCCTGTTTGGCTTCGGCCCGCAGGCAAGCGGAGCTGCTACCCGCAACGTCGTGATCACCGGCTATGCCAAGCGCGTTGGCATCGGTGTCGCTACTCTGGCCGATGGAGTGGTGAATGGCCCCATCCTGTCGGTGGACGACGCTGGGCAAAAGTGGGGCTATGGCAGCGAGATTCACCAGGGCGTGGCCGCAGCGCTCGACCAGAACGCGGACTTGACGCTGTACGGCGTCAGCTTTCCCGAGGCGGGCGGCGGTGCGTACGCCGAGCAGACGTTTGCCATCACCAACAACGCCGTGCTCGGTGGCTCGCTGCTGTTCACGGTGCAGGGCGACCCGACATACATCGAAGTGCCGATCACCCCTGGCATGACTCCGCTCCAGCAGGCGACCGCCATCTACAACGCTTTTGTCGTGCGGCGGGACATCCCGGTGTACTGCCCGACCGCGCCGATCGCTGGCTCCATCGACTTCCGGTGGGTTCACAAGGGCGCTCGCGGGAACTTGATGGCGATCCGATGGGTAGCTGACGGAATCACCGGCAGCACCTACGCGATTACGGTCAAGACCGTTGGCGTCACCGATGCCGATCCCTCGTCTGCGCTCGATGCGATTGCCAACCTTCGGGCAGCCATGATCGTTTGTCCCGACAACAGCGTCTCGACTTCTGTCGGCGTCCCGCGCTGGGTGCAGTACATCAACCAGCGCGCCGATCCGCTCACTGGCTTGCGCGGCATTGTGGTCTGGGCGCACACCGGGACGCTCAGCGAGGTCACCACCGTTACCACCAGCGTTAATGCGCACCGCAGCGCAATGGCGTGGTGCAAGAAGGCAGAGGACACGCCGATCCGCATCGCGGCTCGCTACGCCGCCTACATCGTCCAGGGCACGAACCTGGACATCGCGGCGAACCTCATCAACGGCGGCAAGGACCGGGTGTACCTGCGAAACTTCCGTGGCCCCGTGGCGAACGCCGACAGGATCACCGAGCCGGAAGCCACCGCTGCGCTCAACGTCGGCGCGTGTCCGATCCGCACCTACCCAGGACAGCCCACGGTTGGCGTCGTCACCCGTCCGATCACCACGCGGTTCCAGGCAATTGACGGCAGCCCTGATTACAACTGCCTCAATCTCAACTGCGTGCTCGTCCCCGATGACCTCGCGGACTATTGGGAAGCTGACATCCCAGCGACGTTTGCGGGCTGGAAGATGGAAGACGAAGACCCCGAGAACCCGAACGAGAAGCCCGCAGAGTACGTGCTGCGACCCTCGCTGTTTGACCAGTACATCTTCGACGAGCTGCGCAAGCGTCAGGCCATCGGCCAGCTCGTGAAGGTCGAGAAGATGCTGGCTCAGAACGCGGTCAAGTCGCAGATTCACCCGGCCAACGGCGACCGCATGCTCGTCCCCAACGTCCCGCTGCAAGTCATTGGCTGGTTCGCACAGGCCGAAATGACCCTGCGACAGACCACCAAAGCGGCCTAACCGCAAGAGGAAGTGAAACATGGCATCCCCATCCCAGCAATCTGCGCCGCTGATTAGCTATGCCTCCGTCATGCAGTGCCACATCAAGGCGCGTGGCGGAGTGTTGAGCTACGTGGCCGATCTCATGGACGTCAAGCTCGCGCACGAAAGCGGCGACAAGCCGGTCAACACGTTCGGCGGCGACGCCAAGCGCGGCGGTCTGTCGGGCTTTAGCAACGGTCCCTTTCAGACCGTCGTGACGTTTAGCACCGCAATTCGTATCGAAGGCTCGCCGCAGTTTTCGTTTATCGAGGCGATGCGCAACAAGCAGACCCTCACGATCTACGGCCAGATCGAAGGCGACACGACCGGCAGACGCGCCAAGTACGAAGGCCGCGTGCTGCGAGCTGATTGGGACTTCGGTCTTGAAAAGCCCAGCTCGCAAGCAGTGACCATTCACTGCGGCGCACCCTCGTTTGACTAGCCCCCCGCTGCGCGCCTAGTCTCAGGCGCATGGCACAAATCCTCTCTGGTCTTCCCGCAGCAGCTCCCCGCATCACAAGTTCTCAAGACGAGCCTCCCGATGAGGAGGCCGAAGTCATTGCCGTCAAGATCGGGGCAGCGATGCTCGTGTGGGTGCCGTGGCCAGAAGAGCCAACGCAATGGATCATGATGCGGACATGCACGATCCCAGAGATGGAGTCGGCCTATCTGTACTCTCGCGGCAAAGGTAAACAGCTCGACCTGCTTGACGACCGCGACATGCTGACGCGATTCGAGAACCTTGCCCTGATGGCGTTTGCGTGCAGACGGTGCAAGGCCATCGAAACCGGCGTCGATGAGACGGGCGGTATCAAGCTATCGGTCAAGCTCAACAAGCCCGAGGAGCCGCTGTTCACTGACCCCGAACACCTTCGCACCAGCATTCGCGACGAGCACACGCTGAAAACGCTTGTTGGCTATTACGGGCAGATCACCGCGCAGTACGCACCGCTGTCGACCTACGACCGGCTCGCCAAGGAGCACGAATGGGAAAGACTGCTCGCGGTGTTAAAAAAAAAGCACGGGCCGATCGATTGGGCCGCTTACACCGACGAACAGGTGGGGGAATTTATGGATTATTTAGTGACACACTGTCCTACGGTCATTTCCCCGGATTGACCCCGGACCAAGTGGCTTATTGGGAGATGCTGTGCGACGCAGAAGACAAGCACCTCCCGATCCACGAGGACGCCAAGACCCCCATCGAGCGGGCGTTTTCTGCGCCCAAGCACCCATTCCGCAACCCGGCCCATCCGCCGTGGCGACCGCTGTAGCAGGAGACACCCACCATGTCAGAGGAAGTCATCGTTCGATTCGTCGTCAAAGACGACAAGGCCGTAACCGATGCGCTCAAGAACCAAAAGGGGGCGTCTGCCGAGCTGGTCAAGGCCATTCAGGAGGCGAGCAAGTCAATCAACGGACAGATGGTGCTGCCGCTAAAAGAGGCCCGGCAACTGCTGGTGCAGAGCGGCGGCGACACCAAGAAGTTTGAGCAGGCCATGCGTCAGGCCGGTATCCCGATTCGCGACGCCAAGTTGATGGCTCAGGACTTGAACAAGTGGATGGACAACTCGCGCAAGACGATTCTCGGCATCGGCACCGCGAGTAGATCGTTTGCCGAGCAACTGCGCAACGGCGTGTTTGCCGCCGAAGCAATGACGCGAGTGTTCGACAAGGGCAAACAGAAACTTCAGGAGCTTGCCAAGATTGCGCACATCAAAGGGTTTGAGGAATCGACCCAGGATGCCGCCGAGCTGGATAAACAGCTCAACAAACTGCGCGCCAAGCTGTCGCTCATCAACGACGAAAAGGGCTTTGCCGCTGCTAAGGAAACGATCCAATCGGTAGCGCTGCAAGCGGGTGTGCCGCAAACCGTCGCCATTGAAGCAGTGTTAGGCGCACAGGAAAAGAAGAGCATGGGCCGTGAAGTGTTAGCCAAAAACGGCGCAATGCTTCGACAGCTTCTTGTGGCAGGCACTGGTGACTATCTGGACAACGAGGAAATCTCTTCGTCCGTTGAATCCCAGATAACCACCATGCGCGATTTGGGATTGACCAGCGCCGAAGATGTGACCGCCATGCAGGGCATCACCAGAGCGGGCGAAGAAAAGGGGTCGCTGTCCGCAAAGAACATTCAAACCAAAGGCGGCGGTGTCATCGCTCAGTTGATGGGAATGCAGAACACATCCGGCCTTGTCGCCTACCGCAAGGGTCAGGCGCTTCTCCAGGCGATGGCCGACGATCCCAAGCTGCGCGGTGACATTGACCTGACGGTGAACCGAGCAGAAAACATGCTCAGCAAGTTTGCCGACGAAAAGACCAGAGAGCGATTCAAGGAAACGTACGGGTTCGACCCAATGAGGGTTGACAAAAAGACCGGCGCGGCAAGCCTTCGCGATCCCGATGAAATCGCAAGCGGCATACGTCGCGCTGAAACCGAGGGCAAGCTGCGGTTGGCCAATCAGTCTGACCCGCTCTCTAAGGCGAAGGCTGGCGGTCGCAAAGTTGGACGAATCAAGCTCTACGATGTCGTCAAGGACATGCAGGCCCGTGAGGGCGTGATGTCGATTCTGCGCAACCCGGAACGAATCAAAGAGCTTGAGAACGTCGACCCTAAACTTGGTCAGTCGTTTCTCGATGAGGGATTCGATTTCCGTATGGGCACATACGAGGGACAAACCAAGGCTCGCTTGTCCAGAGCAGAAGTATTTGGATACCAAAACTTTATGAAGCACAGGCATAAGATCCAAGCAGCATCGGAGATTATGCAGGAAGCTCAGAACCAGACACCGGGCGCTGCAAGCGTGGTCAACGTGGCTGGCGACCTGGCTGGCCGATGGACCGGCGACAAAGGCAAAGCGATCGTCGAGGGGTTTGGACTGTCGGCAATTGGCCTGTATGCCAACTACAAGCGCAAGCAGACCTCGGAGATCTCGACAGAGGCGGAGATCCGCAAGGACATGGAGCGGAAGAAACAATCGAGTGAGGAAAACTTGCAGAAGCTCCAGCAGCAGCGCGACGAACTACAGAGAAAGCTAGAGGTCAGCGTGAACGTGACCCTGCAAAACGGCCAGAAGGCCAGCGTGACTGCCGAAGCTCGCAGCCCACAGCAGGCAGCTCGCGGTGGCAAGCGAGTGCCGGTGAAGCCAGGTCAGCACTAGGACCATTTTCGTGGCGTCACGAAAATGATGGCAGCCACGCAGGTCCGGTTGTAGGCTCCGAGTTCTCAGGCACGGTGCCCTTGCTTGTCGCATGGGAACTTCGTTTACCCGGCTTGCTGGGTTCTAGCCGCTGCGTAGTCCGAGTGTCTACGCAGCGGCTACTTGCTTCCTCCCTCTGACTGGCTTTGCCTCGGCCCATGGTAGCGTTAGCCCATGGCGAACGAGGAGCGATACAGAGCGCCCATTTACTTCGACGGCATTGGCCCGTTTCCAATGTCGGCGTGGGACGAGTCCGGTTACATCATGGAGTGGACCAGTTACAAGTTCCCCCATCGGCGATATCAGGCCAGTGAGGGACTTTCGGTCAGCTCGCTCAATGTCAGCGGACAGATCTACTTTTTGAACGGTATCGACGGCTACGAGGATCTGTGGCCCATCACGTTCATGCAGATGCGTCGTCGGCTACAGCTTTCCCGACAGGGGAAATTGAAGCTTCCGGTGCTTGGCGAGATTAACGGCCATTTCACCAAATGGGACGTTCAGTACAGCGTCGATACGCTCAACGGCTGCACGGTCAACTTTGCCTTCGTCCAAGACATGGAGGAAGGACTGACCCAAAACGACATCGTGGAGCGCAACCCGCTGGCCGGTGCCAAGGCCAACGCAGCGATCCTTGATGGCGCGGTGGCCAAGCTCGCGGCAGCTCCGCCCAAGCGATTCGATGTGATCAACGGAGACCTGGCTGTGGACGTGTTTATGCGGGTGCAGCAAGTCGACGCGCTGCTTGCCAGCCCACCACCGGCCCCGCCGTCTCTACCGTCTTTCCCCAGCCGGGGGATGCTAGGCGTCCTTCAGAAGACCCCGCCGTTTGTCGAGCTGGTGCAGGAGTTCGACTCCTGGCTTCAATCCGAGGAAGCGACGTTCGACCAGATTCGGGCCGAAACCGACCGCATCAAACTGCGGTTCGATGATCTGCTCGCGACTCAGGAAATGCTGTTCAGCGACAACGCCGATGTGATGGTCGCTGCGGTTGGGGCCAAAGCGCAGATCGAGGAAGCCGGACAGGACGCGCAAGCCAAGTCGGCCCGGCTCATTTCTGCGGTGTTCGACCGCGCCATGTCGGCAGCCGAGATCGCACACGCTCTCTACGGCGATGCCAGTCGAGCCGAGGAGATCATGAAGTACAACCCCACCATGCGCGATGAATACCCAGCCTCGACGCGCATCAACTTTCTGGACAGATAATGAACGAGGATCGCGTCACACTTACCGTGCTGTCCGGCCCGACCGGCGAGCAAGGCCGTCGGCTGCAAACCTGGACGACGTATTCAGTCACCGAGGATCTGTTTCAGCCAGCAAACAGCGCAAGCTTCACCCTTGCTGCAAACGGCGCTGGGACCGACCTGCCAGCCCCGGAATACGTCGAGCGCGTATCGAACCTGACCCTGCCCGATGCGGTGATAGCGCTGGAGCTCGATGGCATTCGCCTGGCAACAATGATCATCGTCGACCAATTTTGGGAGGAAGGCGAGAACGGCGAGGCTATGATCCACGTCGAAGCGCTCGACCCCGCGCACATCCTCATGGAGAACGAGGTGCCGCGTGATCTGAAGATCGACTCGCAAACCACGCTGCCATCGATCGCCGAAAAGATTTGCGCCAAGTACCGAGGACACGGCATCGACTTTGAAATCAGCGCCGACGATGTGGCCAACCGAAGCCTGTTGTCGGGCAAGGTCATCGCCTCAACAAAAACCGTGCGCACCAGCCGGGGAACGACCAGCGTAGCGAGCTCGGGCGTGAACGAGTTCTTTATCCGGCAGTCTCTTGAAGACGCGCAGCCGCACCCAGGCGAAACCGAGTGGGACTTCATCCACCGGCACGCGGAAAACCTTGGGGTCATTCCGTACTTCACCGCAGACGGCAATTTCTGTTTTACGGTGCCGGACTACGACCAGGAGGAGCTGTACGCGATCCGCCGCATCCTGTCCGACCCCGATCGCACCAACATTCTTCGCGGCGGTCGACGCCGTAGCGCAACTTCGACAGCCACCGAAGTCGAGGTGCTTGGTCGCGGCTCGCTGTACCACTCAGCCGATCCACGATCGACGGCACGGCGCAAGACCAAGAAAAAGTCGGCCATACGCGGGTACGCCAAGACCGCTACTGATTACACATGGCCGCGTCGCCGCTACGTCATCGACCACAACCCGGTGTCAAACGAGCAGGCCGATCGCATCGCCAAGCGCATCCTTGCCCATCGCAACGCCAACTCTGAGGTCTACGAGTACACCGTCGCGGGGCACAGGTCGAAGCGCGGCTATGTCTACACGGTAAACACGCTCTGTCACATTCGAGACGAGCGGATCAAGCCCATCCCCGATCTGTCAGGGTTTATCACCAAGCGGGTGCTCGATAAGAGCCGCTCCGACGCCAACGCAGCCACGACTGCTCTCACGCTGGTTCCCAAGGGCTCGATCGTGCTCTAAAAGCTAGTGATGATCGATGTCGGTGAGGTCACATCAATCTCGGTGGATGCCAGTGGCGAAATGGTCGCCACGATAGAGTTCGCCGATCGCCCCCGCTCAAACGTCCGCATCCGGCAGCAGGCCGGGTTTCAATCGCGGCCCACGAATGACTCGATAGGGCACGACGCCATTGCGCTACGCGACGGCCAGCTTTGCGAGATCCTGTCCGTGGTCGACCGAGACGCCACCGGCAAGCTCACCGAGCTGCCATCAGGCGCTTCGCGGATTCACTCGCTGGGTTCAGCGCCTCAAACGGTGACTGTTGAGGATAAGAAAATCGCGGTGGGTAAAAACGCTCAGCGGGGAGCGGCACGCGAGGACGATGAGGTGAGGGGAGACAGGGTATTGATCGCGGTCGTCTCAGCAGTGGGCCCCCCGCCCACCGTGACAATCAGCATCACCTACATCAATGCAAAGGGAGCGTCGACGGTCATACCGCCGTTCATCCTGCTCGGCACCTACGGCGGCCCCCCCGAAATCACAATCTCGCCGCTCGCGCTCATCAAGACGTTCAGCAGCTTGGTTAAAATCGAGTAGCTGTTACTCGATACCAACCGTGCCGCGTGGGAGCTGCTCGTCAACGCTTGCCCCCATCACATAGAACCGAGCCGTTGGGTCTATTGCGATCGGGCGACAAGTTCCCAGGGAGCGACCGTAGGCGGTGGTTATGACCACCTCTTTTGCTTCGCTCACCAGCGGGAGCTGCGAGCATCCGTCGGCGGTCTGAAACGTCGTCACCACAAACAGCGTTTTGCCACCAATGCACCCGCGCCAGTTGGCTTGTTCAACGGCCACCGGCGTCACGCAGTTTGGGTCCGAGTACAACCCGGCCCCCGCGTCCCACGACAGCGAGCTCTGGTAGTTGGGGATGCAGGCAGACCGTCCATCACGACCGGCGCGACCGAACGCGCAGTAGATCGGCGTCTTGAAGCGGTCGGATAGCACGGAGGCATACACCGTGTCCTGGTACCGCACGCGGCCCCCGCCGTCGGTTTGAATCCACACCTGACGAATATCGGTGCCTGAGCGGGCGGGCCCCTCCACGAGCTTCATCACGGGTGTGGGGGTCTTCTCGGGCGGCGCATCGACCACGCCCCCGCAGGACAACAGCAACAAGGCAGCACTGGCAACTAGCAAGCTTCTGGTTCTCATGATGTCGTTTCTCCTCTGGTACGTTGAACGAGCTGGCATTTTTGGCCACGGAGCATAAATGGGCAACCCCACAAGACGCATCGACCCGACCAGTCGCGATTGGACTCTCGTAAACGGACAGCGCGCTGAGGACACCACGATGACCACTTCCGTGATGTTTTTGCTGCGGCTCCGCTACAACAGCTCACCGGCCTTGCCGGAAGCCGGGTCCAAGCTACACGAGTTGGACAAGATCACCGAAGATTTGCCCGAGAGAATCGAGGTCGAGGTAGCGCGGACGCTGCGCCCACTCATCGACAGCAACCAAATCAGCAACCTCGCTACGACCACCACTGTCACCGAGCGACCAGGGGCGGAGACCTTCGTCGAGGTCAAGGTGCAGTTCCAAGACTCGCGAGGCGAGCCGCAAACCGCCGCGTTCGGGCTAAGCTTCTGACATGGCTGGCGAATTTACGATCCCCAAGCTCGACGAAGTTCTTTCCAGGGCACGACAGGCGGTGGTTGCCTTCTTGAAGGGCAAGGCGTCGCTCGACCCGTACAGCGATTACGACGTGATGACCAAGGTGCTCAGCACGCTGGTACAGCCGATCTACGGCAAGCTGGCTCTGGCTGCGCTCCAATACTTCCCGACCGAAGCGCTGCCTGAGTATCTGGCGCGACACGGCAAGCAGCGCAACATCACCCAGAAGCCCGCTGCAAAGTCCGAAGGGTTGGTGCTACTTCGAGCGCTGGCCGGTGCCGTGCAGCCCGCCAACAGTTTGCTGACCGCGCCGAATGGGCTGCGCTACACCACGACAATCGCCAAGACATCGGCGACTGGTCTTTGGCCGAACAAAACGGTGGTCGCATTCGATCCGCTGCGGCCCGATGTTGTAGTCGTCTCATCGACCACGGGCATGTCTGTCGGCGACATCTTCGGCATCAACGGCAATTACTACGCCATTAAGGATCTTGCTGGCGGCGGAGCTGTCACCATCTATGGCCGGTTCAAGGTCGAGCCTTCGCCGGTTGCTCCGCCGGACGTGTTGTTTCCTGAGCCGGGAATGATCATCCCGATTCGTGCCGAGTCGGTGGGCCCCGAATACAATCAGGTGTACGGCATCGAGCTTACCTTCACTCCCGTTGTCACCAATCCAACTTGCGAAGTGCTGGAGCTGGCCGGTGGCGACCTCGCAGAAAGCCAGTCTGCATGGGCTCAGCGCATGGCCGATCACGATGCCGAGCGCGCCGCTGCCAACAATCGATCGCAGGCGCTCCAGCTACTGCTCGACCAGCCAGGCGTTGACCAGGCGTGGATATACGACGTTTACAACGGGCCCGGCACCATGCGGGCGATCGTGCAGGGCGTACGCGGAGCGCGGCATCTTGGCGCAACTCGAGTTCTGTCGATTCAAAACACGATCGCCCCACAGCCGCCGACCGATGCCAACCCAGGATACGTCGCTGTCGGTGGCCACGAATGGGTCATCACCGACTTTACGGATTTCAACGTGGTGCTCGACCTCATCATCACGGGCGGCATCGGCTTCGGTCCAGACTGGACTGGCACGCTCACCACTGCTGTCGGCTGCACCACTTCGCGCATCAACACAACCGTCGACCCCCGACCGTTCATTGCCATCGGCTCGCGGGTGGTGATTCCGACCGGCGTGCCGCTGTTTTTGGAACAGGCCAAGGTCGAAGCCGTGGACGCAGGCGGTTTCACCATCGAAACCGAGATATCCACTGCGGTCCCCGCTGGTCGCGTGGTCAGGCCGGGCTCATCGCTTATCGAGCCAGTGCGCGACAACTTGCTCGAAATGTTTGGCAGCCTCGGCCCTGGTGACACGTTGCCGCCAAGCCGCTACCCAAGCCCATCGACCCGTGGTCCGTCCGACCTGACGCACAACCTGCTGCATGCAGTGGTGCGCAGCGTGAGCGGCGTCAAAAACCTGACGATCGTTGCGCCAGTCACCGACCTTGTGCCCCCGCCTTTGTCCCAATGCGCCCTGCTATCGCTCACGCTGCGCTATGCTTAACGCATGCCAATAGCGCCGATTCCCCCACCAACAGACGACGTTGCCTCTCTCGGTCCTGACAAGCGGGACCGCGATCTCCCCGTAGACTCCCAGACCCATCTGTCCGCCAAAGAGTGGAACCAGATGAAGACGTACGTCAAATGGGCGTACGACTCCATCCAGGTTCTCTCACTGACGGGCAGCGTGGGCACGCTGCACAACGCTTACGCAAACGCCGCTGGCGGGGCCAACGTGCTCCCCACGCGAATCTTCGCAGACATCAACGTCGGCGGCGTGGTGTTTACCAATCACGCTTCGCCGCTTTCTACGTTGCTGCTCGGTGTCTCAGACTCCGCAGGCAACAACGAGCACGGCCTATTCGCGGACGGTCTGCGGCTGCACGGCGGACCGAACAGCATCCGCTCCAACACCGCAAACCCTATCCAGATGAAATCGGGCGCGCTCATCGGGCCTGCCTACATTCTCAACGTCAATGCCCCGCTTATCGCTAGCAACAGCCTTTTTGAGTTGCGCAACGGCGGCGGTACGACGCTCACCGCGTACTGCAACGGCGACCTCGCCGGACATCACGCGCTCACCGCAACCAAGGTATGGAAAATCGAAGCGGCCTACGACGGCACCGGCATGGTGCGGTGGAAGAGTGACCAGTCGGGCGGCGTGAGTCACTGCCCACACGCTCCCGGTGTCGGAACGCTGGGTCGCTTCGATGAGGCGTGGGGAGGTGTGTTCTCGCGCTTTGCGGCAATTACCAAGCGCACCTACCCCTATGCTCCGAGCGTAGACATTGATCTGCACCTCGCGTCCTACCATGAGTCGTCGGGACTCAGTGGCGACATTGCCATCGCGTCTGTTTTGAACGCGGAGGTCGGCGCGATGCTGCGTCTTGCGTTCATCCAAGACGGCACCGGTGGTCGCAAGCTGACGTCGCTGCCGCCTAACTTCAAGCTGCGCTATCCGTTCACCCTTTCGACACCGCCGAACTCGGTGGACTATCTGCACCTGTTTTACGACGGGGTGGCGTGGGTCGAAGTCAGCCGCAATCAGGCCCGGCCACCAGAAGAGGACGTGGCCAACGTCGACATATCAGCGGGTGGCACCAAGCTGATATTTCCGCACGTCGATGCTCATACGCGCAGGTTGTTCGGCACGCTGGCTGCCAACGCTGCAATCGACCTCAAGACGACCGCAGCGGTACGCGGCGACCGCTACCTGTTTATCTTTGACGACGCGCTTGGCGTCACCACCGACCCGGCCAAGACCTTCACGTTCGCGGTGGATGCGGTGGCCGTGCAAGTCTACAACCAGGCCAAAACGCTGCGAGGCATCGCAATGGCCGTGTTTGACGGCGCGACCTGGCGCTACTCGCTGTCCTCGCTGTCCTACGCTTAGTTCCACAAGGAGTGACCATGGCCCAACAGGTTCATATTCCCGACTGTTCCAACGCGCAGCGCGACGCACACAACAGCGTCCACGCTTCGGTGTCCGCCGGGTTCGTGCATTACGACGGTCCCGAGTATCTACCCGACGCAATCGGCATGCCGCCGCGTTGCCCGGTGGTGCTGGTCGGCGGAGCTGCCGCACCGGCAAATCTTTCCGAGGCGTGCCAGTTTCACCTCGATGCCAAAGCCTTCGTCAATGCTCACCTCATCCTCGCCGATGAAGTGGTTGGCGATCACGTCTTTGCGCACAAGGTTTCCGACGCAGCACGTCTCATTGTGGCTGTGATGGGCAGCCCGGCCAGCATTGAGGCAACCATGCTCGAAGCGGCTCGCGTGCTGGTGAACGATCTGGGCACGCAGTACGAGCGGCACCGGCTCAACACGGGCGGGCTGTGGCACAGCTCGGTGGATACCGTAAACACGCTGGCCGGGCCAATCACCTTCAGCGCTCTGGAGTGGACCGCAAAGAACGGTGCCGAGCGCACCAACCTTTTAAAGGCGCTGTTCTCAGATCACGTCGTTAAGACTCCAGGGGCGCACTCCGCAGCCGACAGCTCGAATGTGATAGCCGCTGCCAACGTCAGCTATTCACTAACCACTGGCGTGGATTGGACGCAGTGGATTGCGCTGCTCACCGAGTTGCGCACCAAGATGCTGTCGCACGTCGGCGCAGTCGTTCACTCGATCGCCGACACCATCAACCTTGTGACGCAGCCGGTTCCAACGGTGCCGCTGGGTACCTATGATCTCCCGAACGAGATCATCACCAAGTGGAACGCTCACGTCGCAGACGGCGCGATTCATGCCATGACCGATGCGCCGAGCCAAACCAGCATCCTGTCCGTAGCGTCAGTAGCTGACATCCTGACCTCCGCTGCGGACCTCTACACCAAGATCCGCGCTCACGTCGTCAAGGCCCCTGTTTCGCGTCCGATCCGTCTCGTCGTCTAGGCGTGCTAGCCTAGCGGCATGCCTGGCTTTCCCATCCCGCTCGGAGGGGCCACCTTCGAGCAACACACCCTCTACGAACGCTTGGTTGCCCAAATCAAGCGGCTCTACGGCGAGGGGCCATTTTCCGACGAAAACCAAACGGTTTACGACCAGACGGTGTGGGTCATTGCCGACGCCGTAGCTGGGCCAATCTTCGCCCTACAGCGGCTTGTCGAGAACGCTTTTCCGTTCACGTCCATCGACCTGCTTGCGAAATGGGAACGCTGGTATCGACTCTCTCCTATCGCAGCACCCGTGGCCGATCGGTGGGCTCGACTGCTGGCGCACTTGCAGGAACGGCCCGACCCGCGCCTGTGGAAGATAGCCAACGCGCTTGAGAAGGTCGTCGGCGTCGGCAACGTCACACCAGCTCAGAACACCTCCGCCAACCTCGATGCGCTGGGCCTGTCGCGTCGCGGCATGTTCGTCGTTGCGTTTGGCGTGCCAGTCGCTGCAATCAAAACCATCGGTCAGATCACCGCGCTCGACGCCATCATTGCCAGGTGGAAGCCGGTCACTGTGATGGGGCACGTCTCGCGCTTGCTCGGTGGTGGATTCCTGACTGACGACGACGACAGCTTGACAGATCGCGACGTGCTAGAGGATTGATGGCACACGAGGTGCCCCAATGATCAAGACGATTCTCCGTGTGTCTGCGCTCCTACTTCTTTCCTGTTCGGCCTGCGTGCCGGACCCCACCATTGGTTCCCAGCAGCAGTTTCTTGGCGGCGACGGCGGCGAAGACATGCCGCCACTCGACGGCATGGCCAGCTCTGCCGACTTGAGCGCTATGCCGCCGCCGGCCGACATGGCCACCCCCGCTCGCATTCGCCCCCGCTACGTCTCGCATCGTGGGGCGGTGGTCGGAACCACCGATGGTTTCTACGACACCACGCTCAAAACGACCTGCACGCTGCGCAAAATGGCCGACCAAACCATTCGCTGCGTACCCGATGGGTTCACCGACCTGACACATCCGCTGGGCTTTGACGTTCTGTTCTCGGACTCGACTTGCAGCACCCGAGTGCTCATCGCAAGCAAGACCGTGCTTTGCGTCGATGCCAACCTAATTGGCGGGTTTATGCGGGTGGAACGCGAGGAAGATGAGAAGTTCTGTCGACTGAATCCGCCCAAGGTGGTGACTGCGCTGTATCAGGTCACTCGCTCGATTCCGCTCCCGGCCATGGTCTACGGACGCACCAGCCCCACCAATTGCGTCAGGTATCTGACCGACGATTACAAGCCGTACTGGGAGCGAGATCACAAAGCTTACGAGCTGACTGAGATCACTGTCTCGTCGTTGGCGCTTATCACCGAGCCGTAAGCTTCTTTGCCAGGCCGCCCGGCTGCTCGTGTAGATTCGAGCCATGGGACTGTTACTGAGCTTCACCCCGCTACAGCGGGTGCCGTCGCTGATTCTCAACAAAATTCAGGCATCACTGTTTGACCAGCGTGCCAACGGCGTAGCCAACACGCTGGCACCGGGCCTGGCTGCGGTAAGCTCCGCCTGGGATAGCTGCCGCGTCCAAGCCAGCCTTGATTTTCCCGTCTCACCTGTCGGCTTCCTGCTCGACAACTCACGCGACTGGCGCGACCGCCACATCACCGTGGAGTATCGATTCGACCCGCTGCGCGACATCCGTCCCGGCGAAGCTGGCGACCACTTGCACCCCCGAGACGTGGGTACAGCGACCATCTACACAGGCGGCGGCGATCGGCGGCTGCGGTGCGGTCCCAACCTGACCCTCTACGTTGGGCCGACCGGCGTGCTGTTTGTTGAGAAGTCCCAGGGGTGGGCCACGGTGGACATCACCGCTACCTGCCAGCTCAAGGAGCGAAGCTAATGCGCGACCGTGTTGCTCGATCAAGTCACGCCATTGAAGCAGGGTGGGCCAACCAAAGTCAGCGGGGACGACTCAGCGGGCGAACCCACCCGACCGGCGCGGAGCTGTTCACCTGGGAGGGAGTCGCACAAGCTAATTCGACGGTGGTACTTCAAACCGGAGATCACCGCGATCGGTACCTGCTGGTGCATGCAAACCTGCTGACTCGCGCATATGCCAACTCGTTCGTTGCGGGTGCCGACCCACTGCCAGGTCCACCAGACCCTGCCAACGGCTCACACCTGTTGCGCTCGTACACTGGTACTGATGCGCAAGACTCTGCGCTTCTGCGAGGCGAGCTGTTTTACACGTCGCTAGGTTGGGACGGGAGCAGCTCGCCCGGTCAGTACCAGTCCTTCATCCACTTCAAGAAGCGGTTTGAGGGCGATCTGGATGTCTCGCTGTATGCGTCGAAGGACACGGGCGCGCTGGAAATCAAGAACAACAGCGGCACGGAATACATCGGGGTGGTGGTGGTGATGGTGCTGCCGCAGCTCAATGCACTGGTGCCGCTGCTATAGCCGCGTGTCCACGGCCATATTCGCAAACTGCGTGTATCTGGCCACCCAGGTGAGCTTAGCCGTCCCGGTAGGCCCGTTCCTCTGCTTGCCGATGATGATCTCTGCGACTCCCTTATCTGGCGACTCCTTGTTGTAAAACTCGTCGCGGTAGATGAAGCAGATCACGTCGGCGTCTTGTTCGATTGCACCCGACTCGCGAAGGTCGGACAGCATCGGACGCTTGTCGGCCCGTGACTCAAGTGTCCGGTTGAGCTGTGAAAGCGCAATAACCGGAAGTCGCAGCTCCTTAGCCAGCGCCTTCAGGCTGCGTGAAATCTCGCTGATTTCTCTCTCGCGGCTGTGGTCTTTACCCTGATTGCTGCCGCGCACGAGCTGCAAATAGTCGATCACGATTAGGCCCTGCTCGACACCTGGCGTAAAGACGCGAGGGTCAGCGCGCCACCTACGAGCCCGAGCGCGGATCTCAGTGACAGTCGGGCTGCCGGAGTCCTCAAGGTAGATATGAGAGTCAGCAATGCGTGACGCTGCCTTGCTGATGGCAATCCAATCCCGCGACTCTAAAAAGCCGCTGCGCATCTTCTGACTCTCGACTGACGCAGATGAACAAAGCATCCGCTCCATCAGTTGGTCCTTTCCCATCTCAAGACTGAAGACCAACACCGGAAGTTTCTGGCTGACCGCTGCAAACTCGGCGCAGTTCATCACAAACGCCGTCTTACCCATCGACGGGCGAGCAGCAACGATTATGAGGTCGTTCGACTGAAAACCTGCGGTCATGTCATCGAACGCCGCAAAGCCCGACGGGACACCAGTAATTGCCTTCTTGGCGGTGAATCGGGCCTCAAGATTCTTGAGGGTAGAGTGAAGGATGCTGCGAGCTGGTTCGTATTGAGCGCGAATCCGACCTTGACCAAGTTCGAGAAACGACGACTGCGCAGCATCGAGCAGCGCCTGTCCTTCCATCTCGTCGGCGTAGCCGAGCTGCTGCACCCGCGACGCTTCCAAGATCACTGCTCGAGTCAGCGCCTTCTCTTTGACCGCCATCGCATGCGTGGTGATGGACTCCGTGGTGGCCACCTTGTTCAACAACTCGGCAAGGTAGGACTCCGACCCGAAGGCGGACAGCTTCGACATCGTGCCAAGCCGACGCATCTGGTCGGTGACGGTGATGAGGTCGATTGGTCGCCCCTCCCTGTCGATGCGCTCAAAGGCTTCCCAGATCGCTTCGAACTTGGCGTCGTAGAAGTCCGAGCCTTGCAACACGTCGGACACCCGAGCGAATGCAGACCCCTGAAACAGCACGCCGCCGATGACCGATTCCTCGGCTTCGGCAAAGTGCGGCAACACCCGCCGATGTAGATCCACTGCTGGCTTCGCATCAGTCATGCAGTTCTCCCTGCGTGGCTCGCTCCAGAAACCACGCATATCGTTCGCCCATGCTCTTGTTGCGCAGCGGGCTCTCTATCCGAGCGCCGGACTGCTGAAGTAGTTCAAGCAGCGGCTCGCAGCACACGGCCACAAAGCGCACCGAGAACCCGTTGTAGCGGTGCTGTATCGCCAAGATGGTGCTGCGCCCCCATTCCACCTTCTCGCGCACCGACATCGCGCCTAGCTTGGCTCGATAGGGGGCAAGGAAGCTGTCCGGAGTGATGAGTCCGTGCTTTGGGCAGACGATCACCCAATCGTCCGCGCACGCATCAGCCCAGCGTCTGGCCGACTGAAACGCTTGGCTGACGTACAGATCCGCAGCCCGCTTGGCGCTGGTGGCCATCGTGTTGCCGTAGCCGACGATGCCAACCACGATCGAACGGCGTAGCTGTAGCAGGCGCATCCGCTCGGTCTTCGACAGTGGCACTTCGTCAGCCTCCATCGGCTGGCTCCTTGTCGAGTCCGCGCAGCCGAAAGCGTGCGTCGTGGATCTCCTCTCGCTCGGCTCGCTCCGCAGCGACAAGCGCTAGATGCGTGTCTCTCTGTCCGGATCGAATCGACGTGATCCGCGCCTGCATTCGCGCCATCCGAATGAGCGGGTCGATGATCCCCTGGTCGGTGTCTGCCGAGCCGCAAGCAAAGCCGAGCGACGACGCGACCAGCACCGCCAACTCTCGGTCGAAGACGTTGACCCACTTCAGCACCTGCAACTCCCGCATGCTCCGCGAGAACGACGGCAGCACATTCTCTCCGCATGTCGCTGTGTCAATCGCAGCAATCGCGGCTTCGGCCTGTGGTGGGACAGCCAGGTCCGGCATGCCCTGCACTTTCTCTAGGCCCCGTCGGATGGCCCACGCCGAAAACCGGCGATCGGCAATGGTCGAACTGCGCTTCATGGTGCCCCTCCTTGGAACGGCCCGCCGAGCGAAGCCGCCAACTTACCGGCCTGAAGGAGTCGGCTCGCCACGCGCTGGCCGACCAGATTGAAAAACGGCGACTCTGCGCCCGTGCGCATCGCGACATCGGTGCAAAGAATGCAGCGACCGCGACCTTGGTACACCGCGTCGACCATGCGCTCGATCGCGGATACAGCAAAGCCGCTCGCGCCAAAGTACGTCGACCCCAAATCGTCGAGCACCACCAAATCAAGCCGTGGCAGCTCCGCAAGCAGCGCATCGAGCGTGCTTGGGTTGCTTTCCGCAGACACAGTGAGAAACCGCATGCGCGGCTGTTTGCTGCTCAGCATCGCCCATCCCGCCGCTGTGGTCTTGCCGCATTGGTTCGGGCCCGAGAGCACCAGGAACGTGTGCCGTGTGTCCAGCCACTGGCGCACCGCAATGATTGCCGGTGTCTCGACCGGCTTGCGGTCGTAGGCCACCGTCAGCACCCGATCGGGCACGCCGCGAGCAAGGAAGCGATCTCGACCCGCTGCGATCTGCGCAGTCTTCGCGGCATCACGTTGGCGCGGGCAAACGTCGAGCTTTCGCAGGGGGCACTCGCTCTCAACCTGCTTTGTGCAGCGGGCTAGGCCCTCACGACTCAGCCCGCACGGCGCTGACGCCTCTTGAGCAGCCGCAAGCGCGGCCAAAGCTTCAAACCCAGCTAGCAAGCTATCACCCGCCATGGTTGCCCCCAGATGGCATGAGGCTAGCCAGTTCTTCCATGCTCAAGTCCTGATTTGCCCCCGCAGAGGGTGCGATATGCCCCCGGTGAGCTTGGGGCCCCTGTGGGCTGCCTGGCTGCCAAATCTTGGACTTGGCCAGCAGGTCAAACAAGTTCCCCGAGTTTGGCTTGACCAGGAAGGCAAGCGTCACCCCGGTTTTCGTTCTCATATCCTGCCAGTGCTGTCGAGCGGCGACGTAGGCCGCAGCCTTGGTTAGATCCTCGTCGCTCGGTTGTATCGAGCGCATGAGGTCGTACCAGTACCGCTCGGTCGCTGGCTCCATTCTCCCTGGCAAATCAGGATGCGGCGAAGGCGAGCAAGCCACCCACTGCACATGCAGCACATGCTGTGCTGGGGTCCACAGTAGGGCTAGCTGCCGGTACACCTGCTCCACAGTCAGGACCGATGGATCGCGTGTGGGATGTTTTTCTTTCTTTTTCTGTTCCTGATCCTGATCCTGTAAAGACCCTGAGCGTGACGGTGCATCGGACAGTGCAGGCAAAGGTGCCGGTGACGTTGCATGCGAAGCTGCCTGTGACCCTGTCATGTCACCGTTGCTTTCACCTTGGCTGTTACCCTGCTTTTCGGGGTGCTTGTTAGGCTCACAGTGAGCCTTCCGCGCACAACGGGGCTCTGGGCAAGATCGCAAGAACTCATCGGCAAATGCCGTCGCCGCAGACCGTTCCTCGGTGTCCCGCTTGCCACGGTTACGCGGCTGGCGAGCGGTCAGCGTTTCGCGGATCGCGGTCCACGCTTCGTGCTTTAGGTCGCAGTCCGGTAGCTCCGCCCAGGGCGAAGACCAGCTCTTGAGCACATTCGGCTGGTCGGGCAGGTACTCGTCCTTCGACAAGTCCGGCAACCAAATCAGCCGCGTCTGCCGGTCGAATCGAACCAAACCGCTGTCCAGCAGCTCGCGCCAAACTCTACCCAGCGTTTCGGGCTCGGCGTCATCCCAGCCGAGCGCCTCAAACAACGAAGCCGGACCCGCTACCAGCAGGCCGGGGATGATCTGCGTGAGCGGACCGATCACCAAGAAGTCGTAAAGCGTCTGGGCGTTCGGGCCCGGCCCGCTCAGGTTTCGATACTCAGGGGTGCTGCGAATGGCCGGTGCATACCGGCGGTATCGCGCCATCACTTCCCCTCGGGCGCAGCGTTTTGTGATGCGGCCAGCTCGGTGTACCGGAAGTACGGCTCGCACTCCTCCCTGGTGAGTTGGAAGTACCAGAGAAGCTGAGCCGCGCAGAGCTTGCGGCCAATCTTCTCCATCAGCATGAAAAGGTTCGGCCCCTGGGGGAGGTGTTCCCCGTTTTCCCACTTGCCCCAAAGGGCGACCGAGACTCCAACCCGAGCGGCCATCATGGCCCCCGTCTGTCTAGCCTCGGTCCTGTATCGAAAGAAAGGTGAACGCGGTCGATCGCTCGCTGTCTTAGGCATGCAAAAAGCATAATCGAGCAATTGACGAAATAAATAAAAATCATTCATCATCGGGGCATGAACAACGATTTCGGTCAGGCTTCGTTCTTCGGCCTTGAATACAGCAGCCCCGTGGATAAGCCAGTGGTTGCCGTCGAGCAGCCCGTAACGCTGCGCAGCGGCAGCCCGCACTGGTGTACGCCGCTTGAGATCGCGCAGTTGCTGGACCAATTTGGCCCCGTGGCGCTCGATCCGTTCTCGAATCAATACTCGCTGATTCGAGCCGCGCAGCGAGTGATGCCGCCGCAGAACAGCCTGCTTTTGCCGTGGGACCAGGGCGGATTGATCTTTGCGAACCCGCCGTATGGTGACGACCTGGAAGCCTGTGCGCTCAAGATCGGCACCGAAGCGCGCAAGTCAGGCCGGGAGATCATCACGCTGGTTCCGGCTCGGTGCGACACCGACTGGTGGCAGAACCACCTAGACCCCGAGCTGTGGATCGCCATCACGCACCGGCTGCGGTTTCTGGAGCCCGTGGAAACGCTCCGCGCCCGGTTTGAAGCGCGAGCTGCGGAAGCGAAGCGGCAAGGGAAAATGCCGCTCAAACCGCCGCGCATCCACATGATCACCGACCAATTGGCCGAAGGCGAGTCAGCCACCTTTCCGTCAGCGCTTGTCTATCACGGCAAGCGAAAGAAGCAATTCATCGAGGTGTTTGGGCACCTCGGACTGATTTACAAAAAGGACAAGCAGCATGAACGCCGAAAGAAATGGGAAAAGGCTCGCGACGCAAAGAGGACGCGAGTTCGAAAAGTGGGTCGAGAAACTGCTCGATCGAGCAGTCAGCCAGGGAATTTTGAAACGATGGGACAGGCAGCACCCTGAGATGGTTCCCGCTCGCGTTCCCGGTGTGCGCCCGATGTTCGTGATGGGCAAAAGCTCTGGAGTCGATTGGATCGCACTAGCAAGCCCAAGCCAGCCGTTTCCGCCGTATTGGGCCATCGAAGCCAAGGCGGTCGAAGGAACCTCGCTTGGTAGCTCCAATATCGCCCCACACCAGATTACAGCGCTTAACGAAACCGTGGAAGCCGGTCAGGGCGGGCTGCTGATGGTCAAGTTTGTCACCGAGGACGGATGGGGCGAAGAGTATGCAGTGCCGTGGAAGTACGCCCCTTGGCGGAAAAACGGCAATGGACTTGGGTTACATCAGGAGGATGTCATCCGGTGGAGGGTGACAGGCGTTGACTCCCTGAAAGAAGCAATGTCATGGCGGATATAGTCTCGAAGCTCTGCCGACAGCAGACGCTGTTTGGCAGCCCAACCCCTGAACTAGACCGAACCCTTGTGCCGCGTGCGGAAGGAGCTGCTCTGGCGGCTGCGATTGCAGAGTCACTGTTACCGCAGAAGCCGGAAGTGCGACCGTTTCCGAAGATCGGTCACTTGCTGCTGGTCGATGGCCGGGCGGTGCTCGACTCGTGCTGGCACGCATCAAACGGCCATCTGGCCGACACGGTGGGAAGTTTCTGCGCGGTGGTGAATCTGGCCATCGAGCGGCAATCGCCTACCCACATCGGCGTAGCGTTTGACCACCCGGAAGGCTCGCAGCCAAGGAAGTCTCGGTATCCTGGCTACAAGGCCAATCGAGTCGAAAAACAGCTCGACCATCTTGCCGCGATCGATTTGGCCATGGCAGCAGCCCGCGGATTCGGCTGGACTGTGATCTACACGCCCAGCGGGGAAGCTGACGATGTGCTAGCGACCTGTGCCAAACGGGTCGAGGAATCTACGCCCGTGACGATTCTCAGCCAGGACAAGGATCTGCTGGCGCTGTGCATCCACGATGACATCGGACTGCTGTGGCGTCGCAAGGGCGAGTGGCACGAGTGGCGCGGTCAGCAAGCCGCACAGCAGCGGCTCGGTGTCGACTCGCATCAAGTGGCCGATCTGCTCGCGCTGGTGGG